AAAGCGTCGTAGACTATATTTAATTCTATTTCAGTCATTTACTTCCACCCATCCTGTATCTTTACGCCATTCAGCTAGGTCATCATTGTGGTCATATACTTTGTATATACTAGGTCCAACATTGGACTTAACTGACTTCCTAGCCTCACATAGACGTGCCTGCAATTCCTGCAAACGTGTCTGTCGAGGTGTAGGCATAGCTACAGCTAATGTACTGTGCTGAATGTATTTCATACATCACCAACCTTTCAGGTTAAAGTAACAGCTTACGCTGCTACCTTAGTTTGTGTTTCCTCAGCTTCGCTGACTGTATCCACTGCCATCAGCATCTCAGCTATGTCGAGTAGGTCAATGTTATTTGCTTTGCAAACAATAACCAATTTGTCAAAGACAAGCTGCTTAGTCACTACGATTGTTTCACCTTCGGTGTTAGGTCCAACATTGGACTCCACTACTGTCTCACCTTCGGTGGTTTCAGTCTGTGTTGGTACTGCTTTAGCAGCTTTATACATAGCAGCTTGTAAAGCTGTCAACGATGTGAAACCTCTTTTGCTTTCAGCAATAAACTTACGGCAATCTACTTCGTTTTCAACGAACCACATAGCTTCTGCTCTACGGCGCTTATCAACTCCGTTGATGCTGCAGTCCTTTAGCCTTTGGCTAGAAATACGTTCGGAGCCTTCGGCTTTCAGTTCAACCATAAGCTTTCCAAGCTTCATATCAAAGCCATCGGCTTTAGTGTAAGCATCGAACCGAGCCTTATCACCTTTGGTGATGACTTTCCATTCTTTACCGATAGCGGCACCGATCTCTTCGAGAGTATTGATTGCTGGTTTTGCTGTTGTTGTTGGAGTTTTCATTGTGTTCTTCCTTTATCTATATTCTGTTTATATGAGAGAACATATATCTCTCACAAAGAAGTGAGATATATTTCTCTTTATAAACGAGTAGAATATAGTATAAGCCTTGTCAAGTCGGTTTCTCACATAGCCCGATCCTCGGCGCAGGTCGTTTCCCACGCCGTTGCAGTAATTATAGAGTAATTACGAAACCCCTGCGCTAAACTCACGTGAGGCTGACAGCTTCGGTAGGTCACGATTGGTGTGGCATAATTGTCATATACTTTGTATATGGTACAGGTCCAAGGTTGGACTAAGCTGTCAACACCTTTGGTGCTGATGTGTGACGTGATGTATGCACATGACCATCTTCGATGGGGGGTAGGGTATATTTAAGCATCAACTCTGCAACACACCTTTGGTGTGAAAACTTACCCCGTTATATCACTACAAGTAGTGGCAACTGATTGAGTAACAGTTGTCGTAGACAAGTAACCCATTGATAATGCTTATACCTTTGGTATAGTGGTGGATGATGACACCGATTATGCTTTCACCTCACGTAATTGCCTTGCATTATGCCTATGATTACACACACATGACGGGAGGGGCAGGGGCCATGGGGGGGTACTACGTTAGTATGCATGTACCCCTACACAGATCAGGAAAATGAGGGTGTTAACCACTATACACATAAGGTGATTAACATATATACTGGACCTATCACGGTGATTAAACTGGCCCTATATAGCACATATATGTGTTGCACTCTTGTAACGTATTACATACTAATTGTTGCACTGTACGATTAGGGATTGACATGTATATTAGAATGTGTAAAACTATATATGTTAGGTGTTAGGGTAGGGTCACGTACAGTGATACATATACATGTTATATATACTTACTATAAATTATACTTAACTATATTAACATATAAGTACATACGTACAGTGACTACACTTACATGTACCAATCCGTAAATGTACTAATTGCCGTTAGGCGAGAAACTTGTGCATTTGTATAAATAAGTATTGACAATGGCAAAGAAATCAGTAAAACTATATACAGATAATGTTCTTGAAGAGTTCTATAATCATGTACTTGATGGTAAACTATCGGACTTACATATCCCTCATAGCGATGTATTCTACGTAAGAACTGCAGTGGAAGCCCACTACGGTACTCCGTTTACGTTAGAGCACGTAGAGTGGGCTATGCGTATGGAGGGATGGACAGATGGCCATTGAATATAGAGGTGAGAAGTTTGCAGGTTACAACAAGCCCAAGCGTACTCCCAAGCACCCTAAAAAATCTCACGCTGTACTTGCCAAAGAAGGTGACACCATTAAGCTCATCCGCTTTGGTGAACAGGGAGCGTCCACAGCAGGTAAGCCTAAAGCTGGCGAATCAGATAAAATGAAAAAGAAACGTGCAAGCTTCAAAGCTCGTCACGGTAAGAATATAGCCCGTGGTAAGCTGAGTGCTGCGTACTGGGCAGACAAAGTAAAATGGTAAAAGGAAACTACTAAAATGGCTGGTGTAACTAAACTCGTAGGTAAGAAGGTTAAGAAGGTAGCAAAAAAAGCTGGTGCTAAGGACGGTGCAAAATCGTATGATGCAATGAATAAAGATGAACGCAAGGCATTTAGAGAAGCTGAAAAAGCTAAGAAAAAATCTGAAGAAGCCATTGCCGAATCTAACAGCAAAACTAAAAAAGCAAAAGAGTCTATCAATGACTACGAAAACGAAGTTGCTGGTACTAGAGAGCGTAGTGGCTTTACTGGAAAGGCAGAAAAAGATATTGAGCAAGGCAAAGCTGGTAAAGTATCTACTGGCAAAAAATCTGTACCTTCTTTCGCCGATCAGGAAACAAGTAACAAAAACCGTGTTGCTCGTAATAAGAGAGTGGCTACCCTTGAAACTAAAAAAGAAAAAGGCACTATTACTGCAGAAGAAAAAGTAGAGCTTGCTCGTCTTGACAAACTATCTAGTGATCAAGATAAGTCTCGTGCATCGAAAGCTGCAAGTACCGCTAGTTCTAACGCACGTAAAGGTAAGGGTGTTTCCCTTGCAGACGGTGCAAGTTCCGGTAAAAAAGTAACAGTAGGTAAGGTAGAAAAGCAACCTAGCGGTAGCATGATTGGAGATACCAAAAATGGTATTAACAAGGATACGGGTGAAATATTTGGTAATCCTACTATTAATCAAGTCAACATGGTTATTCGTGATCTAGAGGCACGAGATGACTTAAAGGCAGCTGCTAAAAAAGAACGACTTCGTAAGTACAATAAACTACTACGTGACCTACGTCAGACTAAGCAACAACGTCAGGATTCTGCTATCGCAAGGCTTGAACGCAGTATGGTAGACACTGGCAAGGATAAGTCTGGGCGTAAATATTCTAAAGGTGGCATGACTAAAAAGAAAAAATACAGCCGTGGTGGTTTGAGTACCTCAGCCAAGCCTCGCACGGGTCACACTGATATGCGTAAGGGAGGCTTATTCAAATGATGGGTAAGAAAAAAGATATGTACAACAAGGGCGGTATGCCTATGGTCAAAAAGAACGGTAAAGAAATTCCTGCATTTGCAGCCGATGGTATTGGTAAGATGAGCAAGGGTGGTATGACACCTAAGCGTTACAACAAAGGCGGCTACGCTAACTGTGGTGCCTCTGTAAAAGCTACACAAACCGGCAAAAAGTAAATGGCAGACATAACGTATACTACAGAAACATCAGCAATAACGATAGCGTCTACTTCGGCTGACGCTGCCGCTACTGTTGTATATACTTGTCCAGCTAACTACGGCGCAACTATCGACCTTCTTCATGTGGCTAATAATAACAACGCAACTAAAAAAGTTTACATACAGATATACCACGCCGACACTACTTCGTATCACTACATCGTAAAAAACCACAGTGTTGCTGGTAACTCAGCCGAGAACATCTTTAACGCTAGTCTCTTGCACCTTCATGCAGGTGATAAGATACTAATGTATGGCGAAACTACAAATACAATTGAAGGTTTACTTTCGTGCCGACAGTACTATAATCCTAATCGTTAACTGCATAACGGGGTTGCATTATTGTCTGTAGTGTGGTATAACTAACTATGTTATAACTATCTCAAGTAAGGATATTCCTTACATTATAGGAGATAGAAATATGTTTAAGAAACTGGCGAAAGCCTTTGTGTNGTACCAGCAAGCTCGTGCAGACTACTGGATGCTACAAAATATGACAGACAANCAACTCAAAGATATNGGTATTACTCGTGGCGAAATCCGTGAAAGGTTCTACAGTTAATGCAGCAGGTAACTACACTAAGCCTGCTATGCGTAAACGTCTTGTTGCTTCCGTAAAGGCTGGCACCAAAGGCGGCAAAGCAGGACAGTGGAGTGCTCGTAAAGCACAGATGGTTGCTAAGCAATATAAGGCTAAGGGTGGAGGTTACAGATAATGGCAGCTGGAATGAAGCATTACTTCAAAGACGGTAGAGAGCACAAAGGTGGAACCCATAAATCTAAGGGTAAGCTAATGTCAGGTGCAAAGCATACGGCATCTAGCAAATATTTGTTTCACTTGAATGAACTGTCAGCTACAGCTAAGAAGAAGGCCAAGAAGTAGTGGCACTTTCTAAATCCCAAAAGAGTCTAAAGAAATGGACAAAGCAAAACTGGAGAACCAAAAGTGGCAAACCTTCGACGCAAGGTAGTACGGCTACAGGCGAACGGTATTTACCGGATGGCGCTATTAAAAATATGTCGTCAAAAACTTATGCGGCAAGCACTGCTAAAAAGAAAAAAGACACTGCTGCAGGTAAACAGTTTTCTAAACAGCCTAAAGCTGCGGCTAATGCTTCCAAGCGTTTCCGGAGGGTCTGATGACATCCTTTGAAGAAGCAGATAAGAACGGCAACGGGACTATTCAGAAAGCTGAATGGGATGCGGTGTTGCTCGAAGATAGGCGCAGGCGATTAGAAGATGAAGATGCTCACAGAGATCAAACTAGGAAAATGGCTTGGTTCTCTTTATGGGGAATGCTGCTGTATCCTTTTGGTGTTGTTCTCACGGGAATCATGGGATTGGACAACGCTTCTACTATCATTGGCAGCATGGCTTCCCTTTACTTTGTTTCTGTTGCTGGTGTTGTATCTGTCTTCATGGGTGTAACTAAATTAGTTAAGAAGGACATAGACAAATGATAGGTCAACTAATAGGTTCTATTGGTAATCTTGCTAGCACTTACTTAGATGGTAAGGTGGCAATTCAGAAAGCTAATGCTGAGATTAAAGTTAAACAAGCTACGGGCGAGATTGACTGGGATATAGAAGCCATCAAGGCAACACAGAACAGCTGGAAAGATGAGTGGATTACGCTACTGTTTAGCATACCACTTATTCTTGCATTTTGTGGTGACTGGGGTAACGATATTGTGCAAGCAGGTTTTGCTGCACTTGAGACTATGCCTACTTGGTATCAGTATTCTTTGGGTGGCATTGTAAGTGCCAGCATAGGAATGCGATCAGTATCTAAGTTTTTTACAGGGAAGAAATAATTGGAAAACTTAAAACTACCAGTAGCACTGGCAGCGGCTATGGCTGTTCAACTAGCAGCAGGTGTCTGGTGGGTTAGTCAACAAGCTTCTACGATCTATAGCCTTGAGGAAACAGTGTCTCAACTAGGGTCTCGTATGGCATTAGAGGACGCAGTGAATACCAAGAGAGATGTTCAAGATAACCAGACAGAACTTCAGTATCTTTGGAATGACCTAGAAGATGTGTGGTCTGACATAGAAGGTTTAACCCTTTCCATCATGGAAGTTAATATAATTAAGCAAAGACTAGCAATTCTTGAGAATGAACTAAAGTACATCAATCGTGATCATATAGATACCACAGGAAAGAAATAATAATATGCCAGTACCATTAATCGCAGCAGCAGCTTCTGTCGTAGCACGTTACATTGCTAAAAAAGGATTGCAGGCTGCAGGAAAAAAGTTTACTAAGAAAGCTATCTCTGAGGGCAAGAAACATGCCAAGGACGTACTTAAAAAAGATGGCGGTAGGACAGCAGAAAAAGCGGCTAATATTAAAAAGATGAAACCTGTACAGGCATCTAATGCTAATTCACGAGCTACGCTTAGAAAAGGATTAGGTGCAGGTGCCGCTGCAGGTGCAGTAAGCGGTGTTGTGGCAATGAAGAATAAAGTAAAAGACATGAAGGCAGATTTAAAGAATGCCACAAGTGAAGCCGAACGTGCCAGAACTCAAGTCGCTATTGAAAAAATAGTAGCTAAGATTCGGCTTGAAGAAAAAAAAGAAAAGCCTATTTCCGCTGGCGTTAAAACTTCTTTACGTCCTAAAGCACGTTCTAAACCTATGCGCCCAAAGGCTCGTCCTAAAAGCAACGTAGGCCCGTCAGGTACATCCTCTCGTGGCTTTGTTAAGTTAGGGAGTTAAAACAAATGGCATTTAAATTATCTAAACGTAGCCTTGGTAAACTAGAGGGTGTTCAACCTGACATGGTAGCTACTGTAAAACGAGCTATCGAACTAACTAAGGTAGACTTTGGTGTGACCTGTGGTGTTAGAACAGTTGCGGAGCAGAAGGCTCTAGTTGCTCGTGGTGCAAGCCAGACTATGAACTCTAAGCACTTGATTCAGGATAGTGGCTTTTCTCACGCAGTGGATCTCATAGCTTATGTAGGCCCAAGGATTTCTTGGGAACTAAACCTCTACGATGATATTGCTGATGCAATGAGTGAAGCAGCTAACGAAGTAGGTTGTGATATTAAATGGGGAGCAGCTTGGTCCGTTGGAAACATTGCTGCCTACGTAGGTACTATGGAAGACGCAATGAATGAATACATTGATCTTCGTCGCAGCCAAGGTCGTCGCCCATTTATTGACGGCCCGCACTTTGAATTGATGTAAGAGGAATATTATTGTGGCACGTGAATTAACAGAACGCCAACAAAAGTTTTTAGCNGTCCTGATGGATGAGGCAGGTGGNGATATTACCACGGCTAAAATCATGGCGGGTTATTCAGCTAACACTACTAACACAGAAATTACTAATAGTCTTAAAGAAGAGATCATTGATGTAACACACAGTTACCTAGCACGTAATGTACCCAAGGCAGCTATGGCTATGGTCAGTGCTCTATATGATCCTACTGAGCTAGGTATTCGTGATAAGATGGCGGCAGCTAAAGAACTACTAGATCGTACTGGATTGGTTAAAACTGAGAAAGTTCAAGTAGAAGCTAAGGGCGGTGTTATGTTAATGCCAGCTAAGCAGATACAGGAAGACGATGACTAAATCCGTAGGTACATGGAAATTACCACAGCCAACTGACATTAAGGAAGACAATGAGTGGGTTCCTATTCCACGTGTAGCAAGAACTATTCCATTTGGTTACAAATTAAACCCAGAAGACAGTGGAATACTCTTGCCAATTAGCCACGAACTTGATATGCTTACACAAGCACAGAAATACTTAAAGCAGTATTCATATCGTGAAGTGGCGAATTGGTTGGCTAGGAATACTGGCAGAGACATATCGCACGTAGGACTCAAGAAACGGCTGGACAATGAGCGACAAAGAAAAAACAAAGCTGGAAGCCTTCGCAGATGGGCAGAGTATGCCAAAAAAGCAATTGCCAAAGCGGAAGAAATCGAGCGCACAAGGCTCGGTGCCAAGCAAGACAAAGAGACGAACACCAACAAAGACGGCTCTGAAGCAGCCTGAATCACCTAAGATTATATATAATGAATTAGCTCCAATAGAAGAGCAGCATAATATTATCTTTAAACCTAACGAAGGTCCACAAACGGACTTTCTTGCATCTGGTGAACGTGAGGTACTGTACGGCGGCTCAGCAGGTGGGGGTAAGAGCTACGCCATGTTAGCTGACCCGTTACGCTTTATGGGCCACTCAGCCTTCTCAGGATTGCTCCTACGACATACTACAGAAGAACTTAGAGAACTTGTATTCAAGTCACAGGAAATGTACCCTAAGATTTGGCCCGGAATAAAGTGGTCAGAACGTAAGATGCAGTGGACTGCACCATCTGGTGCTAGACTGTGGATGTCATACCTAGACAGAGAAGACGATGTACTTCGCTACCAAGGTTTGGCATTTAGTTGGATAGGCTTTGACGAACTTACTCAATGGCCTACTCCCTTCGCTTGGAACTATATGAGGAGTCGCTTGAGGTCTACAGCTAAAGACCTTCCAGTGTATATGAGAGCTACTACTAACCCCGGAGGCAGAGGCCACCATTGGGTTAAAAAAATGTTTATTGATCCTGCAGCTTATGGTTCATCTTTTGATGCTACGGACATTGAGACTAACGAAGTATTACGATACCCTGCAGGACATGAGAAAGCAGGCAAGGCTTTATTTAAACGCAAGTTTATACCTGCACGATTAAAAGACAACCCGTACCTAGCCGAACAAGGTGACTACGAAGCAATGCTTCTTTCGTTACCAGAGCAACAGCGTAGGCAGTTACTTGATGGTGATTGGGACATTAAAGAAGGCGCAGCCTTTACAGAGTTTGATCGTAACCTACACGTAGTTGAGCCTTTTAAGATACCGTCTAACTGGGTTAAGTTTCGGGCGTGTGACTATGGGTACGGAAGTAAATCAGGTGTAGTTTGGTTTGCTGTATCTCCAAGTGAACAGTTAGTAGTGTATCGTGAGTTATACGTTACTAAAGTACTTGCTGCTGATCTTGCAGAGATGGTACTTGACTTAGAAGCTGAAGATGGAAACATTAAGTACGGTGTTTTGGACAGCTCTCTTTGGCATAAACGTGGTGATACTGGACCTTCACTGGCAGAACAAATGATACAGAAGGGTTGCCGTTGGCGTCCATCGGATCGTTCTAAAGGTTCTCGTGTAGCAGGTAAGAACGAAATACATAGACGATTACAGGTAGATGAGTTTACGGAAGAACCTAGATTAATTTTCTTTAACAACTGTACTAATATTATATCGCAGTTACCTGCGCTACCTATTGACAAAAGAAATCCAGAGGACATTGACACAACCTCAGAAGACCACTTGTATGATGCTTTAAGGTATGGTATCATGTCAAGACCCAGATTTAGTATATGGGATTATGATCCCAATAGTGGACCATCTAGTAGTATGCGAATAGCAGACACTACCTTTGGATATTAAGGAAATACAAATGGCAGACGATAACGAAGGCTTTATTGAAGACGATTCAATTATCCTAGAAGATAGTGATGATTCAACTAGCGATGACGCTGACACTTCTAAAATTATCCCATTTATTATGGAAAAGTATAATCGTGCAGAAGATTATCGACAGCAAGATGAGCAGCGTTGGTTACGTGCTTATCGTAACTACCGTGGTTTGTATGGTCCAGATGTACAGTTTACAGAGGCAGAAAAGTCTCGTGTATTTATTAAAGTAACTAAAACAAAAACACTTGCTGCCTATGGGCAAATTGTTGACGTACTTTTTGCAGGTCAGAAGTTTCCGCTTACTGTTGATCCAACAGAATTACCAGACGGCGTAGTTGCGAATGTAAGTTTTGATCCACAAGAACCAGAGCAGCTTCAAGATTCAGACCTAGACAAAACAGTTAGCCCATACGGTTTCGCAGGTGACGGAAAAGAACTGCCAGCAGGTGCAACTTTAAAAACATTAGCGGATAGCCTTGGTCCACTTAAAGATAAATTTGAGGGTATTAATAACGTTCGTGCTGGTGTAGGCAAAACTCCTACGTCTATTACATTTAGTCCAGCCCTTGTTGCTGCAAAGATGATGCAAAAGAAAATTCATGATCAACTAGAGGAATCTAGCGCAAGTAAACATTTACGTAGCACAGCATTTGAAATGGCTCTTTTCGGTACTGGCGTTATGAAGGGTCCATTTGCCGTAGATAAAGAGTATCCTAACTGGGACGAAGAAGGTGTATATTCACCAACTATTAAAACTATCCCACAGGTATCGCATGTATCTGTTTGGAACTTTTATCCTGATCCAGATTCTAATAACATGGATGAGGCTCAATTTGTAATTGAACGTCACAAGATGTCTCGCACACAATTGCGAGGTCTTAAACGCCGCCCACACTTCCGCTCTAACGTAATTGATGAAGCGGTAAATTTGGGTGAAAACTACAACAAAGAATATTGGGAAGACGATCTTTCCGATTACGCACCAGAGCATGGTGTAGAACGCTACGAAGTACTAGAGTACTGGGGCATGGTAGATGTTGAGATGCTCATGGAGCAGGGTGTAGATATTCCAAAAGAGTTGGAAAGTGTAGATGAGTTACAGGCCAATGTATGGATTTGTAACGGTAAACTACTGCGTATGGTTCTTAATCCATTTAAGCCTGCACGTATTCCTTACATGGCAGTTCCTTATGAACTCAATCCTTATAGCTTTTTTGGCGTGGGTATTGCAGAAAACATGGACGATACGCAAACTTTGATGAATGGCTTTATGCGTATGGCAGTAGATAACGCTGTACTATCTGGTAACTTATTGATTGAAGTAGATGAAACTAACCTAGTTCCGGGCCAAGACCTATCAGTATATCCGGGAAAGGTATTTCGTCGTCAAGGTGGTGCTCCGGGACAGAGTATCTTTGGTACTAAGTTCCCTAACGTAGCTCAAGAAAACTTGCAGCTATTTGATAAGGCACGAGTACTGGCAGATGAAAGTACAGGCTTCCCNTCCTTTGCACACGGTCAGACGGGTGTGTCAGGTGTTGGTCGTACAGCTTCAGGCATTTCTATGCTTATGGGCGCTGCACAAGGCGGCATTAAAAATGTAATTAAAAACATTGATGACTATCTTCTTCGCCCACTAGGTGAGGGTCTATTTAGATTCAATATGCAGTTTGACTTTGACCCTGCCATTAAAGGTGACTTAGAAGTTAAAGCTCGTGGCACAGAAAGCTTGATGGCAAATGAAGTTCGTAGTCAACGCCTAATGCAGTTTATGCAAATTTCTTCAAGTCCAACCCTTGCACCTTTTGCTAAATTCCAGTATATTATTCGTGAGATTGCAAAGTCTCTTGAGTTAGACCCTGATAAGGTTACTAACAACATGGATGAAGCGGCTATTCAAGCCGAACTCATGAAGGGTTTCCAACAACAGCAGCAAGCAGAGCAAGGTCCAGCAGGCGCTAATCCCGCAGACCCAACTGGCGCTGGCGGTGGTAATGTAGGTACTGGACAAGTTCCTGTACCAAATGAAGAAGGATTTAGTGGAAATGCAGAAGGACAAGGCGCACCTGAACAAGCTCAAGGTGATGGTGAACAACCCCCAGCAGTGGGACCAGTTCAGTGAATATCTTGATACATTGATTGCGCAGCAACATCGTACTATGGAACAATCCGAGAATGATAAAATTCTGTACCGATCACAAGGTGCAATCTTTCAATTGCGTAGGCTAAAGCTGCTACGTGACGAAGTACTAAAAAACAAATAAAGGAACATCTTATGATGAAGCGACAAATGGAATTTTTTGAAGATGGTGGCCTTAAAGATGAGGGTGGCATGATAGACGCTGAATCGGGTAATGAAGTTCCTGTAGGTGGAACACGTAAAGGTGTTCGTGATGACATTCCTGCTAACATTAGTGAAGGTGAATTTATTTTTCCTGAAGATGTTACTCGTTATATTGGGCTTGATAAACTTATGCAGCTACGTCAAGAAGCTAAGATGGGCCTAAAGAAAATGGAAGCTATGGGCCAGATGGGCAATAGTGATGAAGCTACTATAGAGGACGACATGCCATTTGAGATGGCTGATCTTATTTTTGTGGATGCCGACAATGCTCCTATGGAATTTGCAAATGGTGGATTTGTCCCAGTACAAAACTATCAAGAAGGCGGTTCTGCTACACGGGACTTAACGCAAGTAAACACAGGAGTTCGTACTGTTGGTAACATTTCGGATACTATGCAAGACGATACACGAAAGCAGAATGAACCTACTATCTCTGGTTTCCGTGACCTAACTCCTGAAGTTCTTCAAGAAGAAGACGAAAACAGCAATCCGTCCGACATGACATTTGAAGAATTGATGGGGTCGGCTAACCTAACTATTAAAGAGTATCGCAACGAAGCTGGCAACAAATTAATGATTTCCTTTATGGGGGGCGTTCCTATCTACCCTATTCCAGAGGGCTATACAGAATGGACAGGCGGCAGTGATGTTGGCGGTGGCAGTGGCGGCGGGATCGTTGAAACAAATCCAGTACTAGATACTATTCGTGATATAAGTGACGATGGTGGCCTTTCGGATAATACGACAGTACCAGAGCCTATAGATTGGTCTTCTTTATCTACTGAAGAACTTTTGAAAAAATCTTCATTTCTAACGGGTATGGGTGCTACAATTGCTAAAGGCGCTATGGCGCTTATGGGTCCGATAGGGATGCTAGGTGCTGGCCTAATGAAGCTGCATAATAATAAAGTAGCTGCTGAGATTGATGCACGATTGTCTGCAGGGGGCTTGACGGCAGATCAAACTAAAAGCCTCACTGAGCAGCGAGACAAACTGACTTCGAAATCTAATGGTATACTAGGGACGGTCATTAACAAGATAGGTAAACTACTTAACTTGGGTGACGATAAAGTCAAGAATGGCGTTATCTCTGCTGCTGCGGTAAATGGGGTAGCAGCCCCTGTTGCTATTGAAGAAGGCACAAACAAATATGTTTTAACTAGCGGCGTTGCTGACTGGCTTACAAGTTTCGCTGACCGTACTGGTATACCTGTTTCTGCTGACAGTGAAGGCAACATTATGATTAATGATGCCAATACAAATGTAACCGTTGACCAAATTATTAAATTAGTGCCTGACATAGATGGTTTACCTTCTCTTACTTTAGCGGGGCAGGCAAAAGTAGAAGCTGCGTTGAAAGACTACGGCGTACTGCCAATGACCGACCCAAAACCAGATGTGATTGTTCCTAAGACAGAACAAGAACGACTAGACCTAATCAACACTGCGTACAAACCTTTTGTAGAAGACCCAGTTACTGGTCGTAATGAAGACGATATCAATATGGATGGTGTAGACACCTTGCGTGAGGAAGCGTCTCAAATATTACCTATCCGTGAATGGAATGATACCATCACGCAAGCTCCTGACAGAACATTTAGAGATATGACTAAGACTGGTTCTGACATTGCGGGTATACCTACAGGATTTGCTGCTACTGCAGACAATACAAAAAGTAAAAAGTACACTACGCCAACTGAAACAGCGCTTGAACAATTTGAACGTGAGGTGTCCGAGGCGACACCCGCAGGGAAGGACACTAACGCTTTTGATGATCCTTCTGAAACAGGTGGAACAGGTGTGTCCGGTCCTTCAGTTAATACAAGTTTAGCTGACAGGATAGATGAGGCCAGCAAGGTTACACAGAAATTACTAGAAGAAACACGCCAGATAAACCCGTCAGGATACACTACTACTACTTCTTCTACACCTACTGGACCTTTCTTAAATGTTCCTCGCAACTTAGGTAGAGGCACTACATCAGAGGAAGCCCAATCTAACGCTATAGAAAAGGGCTATGTGAGATCCCCTGTTACTACCTTACCTTCCGTAAGTACGCAAACGTTTAAGGCTTTTGGTGACGCTTCTAAAACAGGTAGCACAGACGCTACTCCAGTAACTCCAATTGCAGCATCTGGAAATCCTGACCTACTTGATCCACGTAACTTAGGTGGAGCAGAAGGATATGGTATTGCAGGTAAACCCTATACTGCACCTACAAGTAGGTTAGATACTAAAGGTAATGCTTATGTTGATCCTTCGCAGACTACCTTAGAAGATATTACGGATTCGAATTATCTTGATGAGACTAATCCGAATGTTCGTCCTGACTTTTTGGAGGGCATGTCCAATTTTGAACTAGAAGAGATTAAAGGCCTTAAGGATGAGTATTACGCCAAGAAGCCGTCTGTAAATCCTGACCTACTTGATCCACGTAGGCCAGATTATATAGGTAGAACACCTGTTACCGCTGTTGCACCTACAAATAGGTTAGATACTAAAGGTAGAACACCTGTTACCGCTGTTGCCCCTATTGCCCCCGTTACCAAAACTGCGACAAAAACCTTTGATTCTGCATTTTCGGATGCAAGAGGTGCTGGGCAAAAAACATTTACCTATAATGGCAAAAGTTACACTACAGAAACTAAAGAAGAAAAAGACGCTAGAGTTTCTACTGACAAACCTGCTACAGTAACTACTGCAAAAACTACTATTGCAGGAAGAACTGTAATACCTACTGGGGTAAAGATTAAATCGGGTACAAAACTTAACAGCGCCAAAGACCCCGTAGTAATTGTAGATGGTACTGCCATGAATAAAAGTGTTGCAGACAGTACATCTTCTACAAAGAAATCTACTTCTACAAAAACATATAATAGTGTTGCGGATGCCATCAAAGATGGGCAATCTGGTAAGGCTGTAAGCATTAAAGGTAAAGGCGTCCAGAAAGCTGAATTAGCAGATAAAACCTACCAAGCTAAGTTAGAAAAAACTGCATCTTCATCAGGCAATGTTTCATCTACTACTACTACTAGTGGTAGCTCTGGCAAGGGTTTTTACGAAAGTGTTACAGGTACTAAGTTTAAGGATACAGCAGTTGGCAAGGCACTTTCCGGTGGCAGTTCGAGTTCCAGTCCGAGTTCAAGTCCGAGTACCAGTAGTGGTGGCTACGGCTGTTATGTAGCAACAGCTTTATCTGACAAAGGTTACTGGTCTAATACCCAAAAAATTAAACTAATTAAATGGTGTATAGAAGCAAAGCCTGAGCATAAACTAGACACTAAGCTATGGAGAAACGGATACGTAACATTCGGAAAAGAATATATAGCACCACGTGTAGACAATAAATTAATTCAATGGTTGTCAAATGGTTTTTATTATGCTACAGTAGGGGGTAAGTTTACTCTACAGGCAATGGCTGGTAAGTTATTCTTTTATATTCCCTCTTACACAATTGGTATATGGAAAGCTTTACGTGGTAATCTCGTAGACATCGAAAGGACTTGATATGTTAAATAGACCAGAAGCCCCCATGAACGACTTAGATAGCTACAAAAAAGATGTAGCAATTCGTCTAGGTGAGTTAAGCGTTGAAGAAGCTCGTGGCCTAGCAACCTTGCATGGTAGTTCTGAGCTTATAACCATAAGTAAAATTATTGGGCCAGAAGTTTCTGAGGCTTTAGCAGAGGGTATCAACGAAATTGTTAGCATGGTTAATTCAGAAACTACTAGCAATTCTATGCCTACTAAACCAAAACGTGGCTTAGCAGCACGTAAGTAAAGCCTGCTAATTTGACTGGCTACTCATCCCCCTACCAACATAGGCTACGGTGGCTCCGGTAAGAAAGAAATAAAATGAACGATACTATTATGGCGGAAGAAATGCAAGCTCCAACTAAGGTAGCTTTTGCAAATCGTAAATACTCTAATGAAGATAAGCGTAAAATCGAAGAAGAAGAACTAGAACATCTTATGGCAGAACAAAGTGGTGAGGCACCAGAAAAACAAGAGGATGCCCCAGCAAATGCAGAAGAAAAAAGTTTTAAGAAACGATATGGTGATCTTCGCCGCCACATGCAAGATAAAGAAAAAGACTGGGATGACAAGTTTACAAAACTGCAACGTCAGCTAGAACAGTCTACTAAGCAAGAAATTAAACTACCTAAGTCTGATGAAGACATTGATGCTTGGGCAAGTCAGTATCCTGATGTAGCCGCTATTGTAGAAACTATTGCAATTAAAAAAGCACGGGAGCAATCTGCAGGTCTTGAGGATCGTGTAAAAGAGATTGATGAAATGCGGGCTAGTGCATCTCGTGAAAAAGCTGAAGTTGAATTGCTAACTTCACACCCAGACTTTGGTGAAATACGTGACAGTGATAAGTTCCACGAATGGGCAGACGAACAGCCTAAGTGGGTACAGGATGCACTGTACGAAAATGATAATGATTCTCGCTCAGCAGCACGTGCAATTGACTTGTACAAAGCTGACATGGGTATTAAAACAAAGAAACGTGCAACGGATAAAGATGCTGCACGTTCAGTAAATAGTCGTAATAATCGTAGTGCGCCAGATGACTCAGATACTACTGGAACTTTTAAAGAGTCCCAAGTAAATAAGATGTCACCGCAACAGTATGAGAAAGCTTCCGAAGCTATCATGGAAGCAATCCGTACTGGTAAATTTATTTACGATATGTCTGGTAATGCTAGATAAATCTATTGACATATAAAATATATATGATATAACTATATGTACAATGTAGTAGCGTGGCCCTGCTAGGTATCAACTACAGTTACCCACGCTACTAACAATTAAACTTCCGCAAACAACAATAACGCTTTCGGACAACCTAATGTCTCGTGGCCCGTTATACTAGAAGGTTGGCCGACTTTCTTGTTAACGCACCCTAGTAGTAATTAGCCTCTGTATAAGTCATTAGTCGTTTGCATCTGTATCTAATGCTAGGAGAAATTATAATGGCATTCGGAACCGCTGCTGGATATGGCAACTTACCTAACGGTAACTTCTCACCAGTCATTTATTCCAAACAGGTGCAACTTGCATTCCGCAAAGCATCTATTTGTGAAGCTATCACTAACTCAGATTATTTTGGCGAAATCGCCAATATGGGTGACTCAGTTAAAATTATTAAAGAACCTGAGATCACTGTTCAACCTTACCTACGTGGTACAACTATCACGCCACAAGACTTGGACGATGAAGATTTCTCATTGACAATCGACAAAGCTAATTATTTTGCTTTCAAAGTCGATGATATTGAGGAAGCTCACAGTCACGTTAATTTCCAAAGCCTTGCTTCGGATCGTGCTGCTTTTCGTTTGTCTGACCAGTTTGACCAAGACGTTCTTGGCTACTTGTCTGGCTTTAAACAGTCTGCAATCCACGGATCACCTGACACAGTAAACACAACTGTTAACGGTACTAAGGCTGTAGCTACTGCAGGTTCTGACGAATTGTTGGCCTCAATGAAAATTGATGCTGGATCATTCGGTGGTTCTGCTGGTGAAGCTCTTGCCCTACAGCCACGTGCTGGCGGTGCAACTGACACCACACCTGCAGCTGGTGACACTTTTCCATTGACAGTTATCGCACGTATGTCTCGTCTTCTTGACCAGCAGAACGTCGATACACAAGGTCGTTGGCTTGTTGTCGATCCAGTATTCATGGAACTCTTGAAAGACGAAGATTCTCGTCTATTTAATTCTGACTTCGGCGGTTCTGGTCTCCAGAATGGTCAAATCGGTATGAATATTCATGGCTTCCGTGTATATGCCTCTAACAACCTACCAACTGTTGGTACGGGTCCGTCCTTTACAGGTACGAACTCTACAGTCAACTATGGTATGATTGTTGCGGGACACGATTCAGCTGTTGCAACTGCCGAGCAGATCAACAAGACTGAAACATATCGTGATCCAGATTCATTCTCCGACATTGTTCGTGGTATGCATCTATATGGTCGCAAGATCCTTCGCCCAGAAGCTCTTGTGAACGCTAAGTACCACTTGGCATAAAGGAGTAATAAAAAATGGCTACTATTTCAACATTACTTTTGCCAGCACACGGTAGTTCACAGCGTGGACGTGCTCCGTATCTGGTACAAAAGACTATTGATCTTACTGCACAGGCAATTTCCTGTACAGGTGGTGACGTAGTTCAATGCTTGACTGTCCCTGCTAACACACGGGTAATTCATGCAGGCGTTCAAGTTGTAGAATCTGCAACTCAGAACACAGGCACAGACGCAACTGTTACACTTGGTGCAGCAGATGCCGATGAGTTTGTTGCAGCGTTTGACATCGACGGTGCTGCTGATCTTGCTTATGCTCCATCAGCTACACCTGCGGCAGACGTTACTCTTGCAACTGCAGACACGTTGGACCTTACCTTTGCAGGTTCTGGTGCAACATTCACTGCAGGTAAACTTCGTGTTTACGCTTGGATGGTTGATGTAAGTGATCAAGGCGACTCTGCTCCAGCAGAAGTTGCTCGTGACGCACTTGCGTAAATAACTCAATGGGTGGGCTGCTTAATTGTGGCCCACCTATACTTATGTACATACAAAGGAATAGATTATGGGTATCACTACAGCAATGTGTACAAGTTTTAAGCAAGAATTGCTTGGTGGTCTACATGACCTTGACACAGACTCAATTAAGATAGCTCTTATTAAACCTAGCAACAGTGGTACATATGGTGCAGCCACTACTAATTATTCAAATGTAACAGATGCTTCAGACGAGTCTTCTGGTACTAACTATTCTGCAGGTGGACAAGCTTTAGGTAGTCCCTCTATCACAGTCAGTGGAACAACTGCTATGGTAGACTTTGCAGACGAAGTATTTGCAAACGTAAGCACATCTGCAGATGGTTGTATTATTTACAACACAGCAAATTCTAATTCAGCCATCTGTGTAATTGACTTTGGTGGTACTGTAACGGCTGTTGCTGGCGACTTAACTATTGAGTTCCCTGCAGTTGGAGCAAGCACTACTATAATTAGAATAGCCTAAACTATGGCTACGTATGGTGCTAATGACGCCATATATGGCAGCGGTACTTTTGGTACTGCTAGGTTTGGGAGAGTTACTCCTGTAGTATCCGTAACTGGGGTTTCTGGCACAGGACAAATAGAGCCACCTGAAATTGGTGGGTTCGAAGTTGACATTGGGGTGCGCCTTACAGCCACTACAGTAGGTACTGCTAGTGTAGGATCGATTCAAGTACAGGTAGGTGCTGGTCTAACTGGTGTAACAGCCACTGGAAGTGTTGGTCAAGTATCTATAGCTAACGAACACAACCTAGCTTCTGTCTTTGCTTCTAGTGCCATAGGTTCTGTAGGTGTAGGTAGTTCTCACACACTTACAGGTGTTGCAGCCACTGCTCAAGTAGGGACAGCCACTAAAATAAACGTATCGGAGATTATAGTTTCTTCTGGTATGACTTCAAGTTTAGGTTCTGTAACAACAACTGCAGTAGTCTTTGACTTTGAAGCAGTAAAGAACTTGTACAGTAAAAGACGTACTGTTATTATTGCGAGGGCTGCGTAATGAGTACATCAGCTGAACGAACCGCAAAAGTATCGCAAGAAGACAGAATTGTATTTGTGTCTAGACTAGCTACTACTTACGATAGGATTGTAAAGGTAGCTCAAGAAAATAGAATAGTTTTTATTGGTAGGCAAGCTACTGCTGCAGAAAGAACTGTATATGCAACCGAGGATTAAATATGAGCTTTCGTTGGCCTAACAAAGACCCAGATGAAACACTAGATTACAGCATGGACTGGTCTAGGTTTTTAGGTGATAGCATTACCATTACCGCTGTGCTTTGGTCGGTGGATGCTTCTGATGGTACTAAGACAAGCATAGCGGGTGGTGCTACTGTAAATGGTATTCAAAATGTATCGCAAAGCCATACTAATACTGTAGCAACTATTAACCTTGGTTTAGGAACTAACAATACTGAGTATAAGTTTTACTGTAGGATTACAGACAGTTCTGGCAGTCAGGGTGAACGAGTAGTTAAGCTACGCATAAAGGAACGTTAAATGGCATATGATTATATAGGTTTAGTCAATGACATCAATCGTAGATTAAACGAAGTTGAATTGACAGCTGCTAACTTTGATACTGCTGTAGGTTTTTATGGTGCAGCAAAAGAAAATATTAATTCCTCTATTCGCTTTATTAATCAAGAACAATTTGGTTGGCCCTTTAATCACGTAGAACAAGACGAGTCTTTATCTGTTGGTGAAGTTCGTTATGCATACCCTGCAGACGCAAAGACGCTTGATTTAAATACCTTTAGAATTAAACGCAATACTACATTCAACAATAACACACGCAAACTAAAAAATATTACGTATGAAGAGTACTTAGAAAAGTATGTTGATATGGAATATGAGACTTCTGGTTCATACAATCGCATTCCTAGCTTTGTGTTTAGAACACCTAGCCAAGAATATGGTGTAGTACCTCCCCCAGATAATAACTATGAAATTGTATACGAGTACTATAGACTGCCTGTTGATCTTGTATCGGCTACGGATGTTCCTACAGTACCCGAATCATTTCGTCATGTAATTGTAGATGGTGCAATGTATTATGCATATTTATTTCGTGGTAACTCCCAAGATGCTAGCATCACATACAACAAGTACATAGATGGTATTAAAAATATGAGAACTTTGTATGTCAATAGATATGACATAGTAAGAAGTACTGCTATACAAACTGGTGGCAGGTCAACTACATCGAAAGTATTCTAATATGCCCACAGGTTGGCAGACATTTCCAGTAGAATTTAAAGGTGGTCTCGTAACCAATGTTAGTCCTTTACAGCAGGGCATTAATAACATGGGTTCTGCTAGAGAGCTACGTAATTTTGAACCTTCTGTTGAGGGTGGTTATAGGCGAGTAAAGGGCTTTATTAAATACAATAGCGTTGTTGTACCTTCCTACGGATCGCCTAGAGTGCAGGCGTCTGGGCAAAGTGGTACAACAATTAACTTAGCTAATGTATTCTACTCTCCGGTAGAGGGAGATACCCTGACAATAGCAGGCAACGCAACGGTTTATACTGTAGCTACTATTGCCGTGGATGGTTATAATGATACAAATAAAACACTTACTTGCGTTATTACCCCTGCTCTTGCGGCTTCGCCTGCTGATAAAGCATTAGTAACTTTTGTTAACAACACTAACTTAATACAGGGTATAGGTTACTTTGACTCTCAAGTATTTGCGTATCGTGACGGGTCTATCTGGCGTAACGATACTTCCGGTGCATGGTCGCAAATAAACATCCCTAGCTACGGCACAGTTCTTGTAGACGGCGCATCTCAAACTGGAACAGAGATTGATATAGATGGTTTAACTGGCGTCCCTGCTGTAGGTGACACCTTTAGTATTGCGGGTGTCGAAAAAGTTTACACTGTTGTAGCTCAACCTACCGTAGCAAGTGGAGATGCTGCAGTTACAATAACACCAGCACTTGCTAGTAGTCCTGCTGATAATGCAGTCATTACATTTATTTCTTCAGACAGAGGCAGCTTTAATAAACTACGGTATGATCGTTACAATATTTCTGGTACACCTACTATTATGTTTGTTGATGGCGCTAACTATCCAGCAAAATATGACGGTACGATCTTTACTACACTTAACGAAGCTCCTGCAGAACTCCTTGGTGCGAAGTTTGTAACTAACTACAAAAGTCAATTATTTTTTGCCCAAGGTAGTAATATTGTTTTTAGTGCTCCTTATACAGATAGTGACTTTACTTCCGCTGCAGGTGCTGGTACAATCAATGTAGGTGAAGATGTTACTGGGATGCTCACATTTCGTGAACAACTTATTATATTTACTAGACGTAAAATATTTAAGCTTACAGGCACAACTATAGCAGACTTTAACTTGCAACCTATTACTTTAGATATTGGTTGCGTTGGTGAAGACACCATACAAGAAGTTGGTGGTGACATTATGTTTATGGCTCCAGATGGTTTAAGATTACTGTCAGCAACGGATCGTATAGGTGACTTTGGTTTGTCTACAGCATCTAAGCCTATCCAAGACGTTATGGTAGATTTTACTTCATCCCACACTAGCTTTGCCTCTTGTGTTATACGTGGTAAAAGCCAGTACAGACTATTTGGTTATGCTGCAAATATTTCTACAGCTTCCGCTAGGGGTATTTTAGGTACGCAGTTTGCAGATCAAACATCCCAAGGTATGTCATGGGCTAGGCTACGGGGTATTAATGCTTATGTAGCAGATAGTTACTACGATGACGCAGAAGAAGAAGTAGTATTTTTTGGTAACAAAACAGGTTACGTTTACAAAATGGAAGAAGGTGCATCCTTTGATGGCAGTAACATTAGAGCTACTTTTAGCACACCACACTTTGTAATAAACGATCCAAGGATGCGCAAGACTTTGTATAAACTTACTACATATGTAGACCCTACGGGTTCTGTGTCAGGTACTGTTACTGCCAAGTTAGACTTTGATCAACCTAATGTTCCAGAACCTACACCATTTACTTTTAGCAATGGCGCTACTTCTACAGCTTCTTTTTATGGTGATGCAGAATATGGTACAGCTACATTTGGTGGCAAGCTAGTAAATATATTTACAAATCAACTAGTGGGTGCAGGTAGATCAGTCTCACTTCAGTTTGTTTTTGATAGTACTGATCCAGAATTTTCGTTAGACGCTATGGCAGTAGAGTTTGCCACTAATGACAGACAATAAGGAATAAAGAAATGGGAACTGCTTACACACGTACCGACACTGCTGATAACATTGCAGATGGCAACGTAATTAATGCTTCTGACCTTGATGGTGAGTTTAACGCACTTCAAGCTGCTTTTGATGGTGGCTCAGGACATACGCATGACGGTACTGCTGGTGAAGGCGCACCTATCGAAAAGATAGGCCCAAACCAAGAGATTGTTATAACTACATCTCTAATACGGCCAGCGGCAGATAACACCATAGACCTTGGCGTTGCAAACACTAATGAGTTTAAAGACTTATATATTGACGGTACAGCTTATCTTGACTCTGTAGATATTGATGGCGGTAGTGTTACTGGCCTGACAGAACTTACTGTAGATAACATTTCCCTAAATGGTAGTATTATTACTACAACAAACACAAACGGTAACTTAAACCTTCGTGCTAACGGTACTGGTATTATCTCTGTAGACGCTACAGATGTAAACTTCGGTGACAGTGATAAGGCTACCTTTGGTGATTCGGCTGACCTTTCGATTTTTCATGATGGCTCTAACAGCTATATTCAGGATACAGGTACTGGCAACCTTAACGTCAAGACTAATGTCTTCCGTGTGTATAATGCGGCTGGTGATGAGATTATGGCTAACTTTGCTCAAGATGCAGCAGCTAGTTTATACTACAATAACGGAGTAAAGATCGCTACTACAAATACAGGTGTTAGCGTAACAGGTGACGTAGCGGCATCTGATGATATCCATCTAACCAGTGATTCAGCTAAAATTACATTTGGTGCAGACAGCGAAGTTGAACTTTATCATAACGCTGATTCTGGGCTTACAGTAAGCCATACAAGTACAGCGGATGACGTAGTAACTGCGTTGACTATTCGGTCAAATCAAGCCACACTTACTAACGGTGAAGCTATTGGTCGTCTTGACTTCACGACTAATACTTCAGCAGGTAGTGTAGCTAACGGAATACAGGCTCGTATTAATATTGAGGCTACTGCTACCTACTCAGCTACTCTTGCTGGTTCTCAGATGGAGTTCTCTACGACTAAAGCTGACGGTTCTCTATCTCGTTCCATGTATATTGATGACGAGCAAAACGCACACTTAGATGACGATAACAAACTTATCTTCGGCACTGGGTCTGACCTACAGATTTACCATGATGGGTCACATAGTTACATTGATGACATAGGCGGTACTGGTAATATAAAAATTAGAGCTACAAACCTAGTCTTGCAAAGTGCTATAGAGGAGGATTATGCTACTTTTATAGCAAATGGTGCAGCAACTCTGTTTTACGATGGCAGTCAAAAACTCGCCACCACCTCCACTGGCATTGCAGTAACAGGCGGCTTCGCAGCTACCAATGGCTCAACTATTACAACTGCTGATAACAGCATACAGCTTGAGCTTATTTCTACTGATG